AACTTATATTTTGATAAAGATTCTATATATTATATGTTCATAATAGAATGATATAATCATGCTTAATTATGTCTAACACACACAGAGATATTGACATTGAGAAACTCAGAGAATTAGCCTGGAAATATATTGATGAATGTGAATCAGCAACTAAACAGGTTGTTGTTAATTCTGGAGTGCATGAAGTCAAAGACAGAGTCATTCCAGATGTCAGACATTTCTTGAGGATATGGATGAGAAAGCAAGACTTTGAATTTTATCAAAAGAGTCAATATTACAGAGCCCTAAATGATGAAACACATCCATTATGGGACACAATAAAAAATATACAAGAGGACTTTAAATCTCTTGGCATTCACATTGTTGCCAATGAAGGCAAGGGAATATTCTACGGAAAGAATTTTCTTGGCATGCATGACCGTCAACAGATTGAGACAAGAGATGTTGACAAGTTTGATTTTGAATGAGTACAGTCAAAGGGTACAAACCACATGACAAGCAAAGAGAGATACATGATGCCATCAATTTTGGTCATGAGAAATACTATGCTCTCAACATTGGCCGTCAGTTTGGCAAGACCTTGCTTGGAATCAACCAGCTCCTTTGGTGGGCCATCAATGACAGAGGGTGCCGCATTGCTTGGGTAACTCCAGTATATAAACAAGGAAAGAAAGTTTTTGCAGATCTTGAGAGAGCTGTTGTCAAGAGCAACCTGTTCACATTCAACAGATCTGATCTGATGGTCAGTGGTTTTGGATCAACCATTGAGTTCTTTTCTGGTGAGAGACCAGACAACATCAGAGGGAACACCTTTGACTATATGGTTGTGGATGAGATGGCATTCACCAGGCCAGAGTTGTGGGATGAGGTCCTGAGTGCAACAGTGATGGTCAAGGGCAAGAAGGTGATATTCATCTCAACACCAAAAGGCAAGAATCATTTCCACAGGATCTGTATGCAACACAACTATGATGAGAGGTATGCATACCATCATTATTCAAGTTATGACAATCCGATGATTGATCCAAGGGAGCTTGATGAGAGGAGGAGGTCCTTGCCTGATCATGTATTCAAACAAGAGTACCTTGCCGAGTTCATTGACAATGCATCTGGCTTATTCAAGAATGTGGCTCAATGTGTCAAGCCAATCTCTCCAGGTTCCAAGAGATATGCTGGCCTTGACATTGGCCGAGCTGATGACTACACTGTGCTCAACATATTGGATGAGGATGGTCAACAGGTGTACGTCAACAGATGGAGGCATGATGAATGGAACAAGATCATTGACAAGGTTGCTGATGTCATCAACAAGCACAGGGCCACAACATTGATTGAGGTTAATAATCAAGGGGATATATTCCATGAGATGCTCAGAGACAAGTGCCGTAATTTGATTGTGCCATTCACAACAACATCCAAGAGCAAGCAAGTCATCATTGAGGATCTTGCCATTGCCTTTGAGCAGATGGAGATATCTCTCCAGGATGAAAGCTGGCTTGTGGATGAACTCGAGAATTTTACCTATATTTACAACGTCAATACAAGAGCTGTTCAGTACAGTGCTCCAATAGGGATGCATGATGATGGTGTGATTAGCTTGGCTCTTGCTTGGCATTGTCGCAAGACACAACAGAACAAAGGCAGATACCAAGTGATCAGAGCATGAAAGATATCAACATAAAATTGCCAGCAAGCATCAAGGAATGTGGAGCTGATATGATGTACAAGTGGCTGATGGTAAGTGACACATTATCAACCATTAATGAGAGGTCATTGACAGAGATACTTGAATTCCATTGTCAGGTTGTGAGCATATTCTCCAGGTTGCCAGTGAACAAAGTCAAGAAGGCTGTGCCTGATTCCATCATGGAGGCAAGCAAGCATATCTTTACAATCATCAGCCAATACCAACAGAAAGAGCCAGAGGAGGTCATTGAGATCAAGGGCCAAAAGTACAGGCTTGAGAAAAACTTTGCCCATGTCACAACAGGTCAGATCATTGACTTGAAATTGATTGAGGACATCAGTGCTGATCCTTGGGCTCCATTGTCAATCATGTATGTTGAGGATGGCATGGAATATTGCCAAGAGGATGAGAGAGGCCGAGTGCTCAATCCTAATGAAAAGAGATATCTCACATTCAGAGAGCATTTTCCTGGTGATGAGTTCTTGAATTTCTACGCTTTTTTTTTGGACAGCTTAGACAAGCGGAGGCTCGCTATTTTGGGGATTCAGACAGCGAGGATGATGATGGAGAGGATGATACTGGAGCAAGAGTTAAAGATTCAGAATGGTTCCTCTGGACAGGAATCATCCATAGATTATCAAGAGAGATGGGATGCAGTGTGGAAGGAATTACAAAACAGCCATATGTGAAAACATTGTTCTGGATGAATTACTTTAAAATTGCTGATGAACAAAAACGCATAATAAACAAAGAGCATGGCTGATGAATTTGACTTTCTTGACCAGTTTGGTGTCTCTGAGAGTGATGCATCTCAGCCAACCAATGCATATGAGAGATTCATTCTTGATCTTGCCAACAAGGTCACAGAGGATCTGAGAGAGACAATCAACAGTAAGGCAAGGAACACAGGGGCCTTGGCTCAGTCAGTTGTTTACTTTCCAACAGGACAGTTGAGCTTTGAGATCCAGGCTGATGATTATTACAAGTTCATTGATGAGGGTGTCAATCCAGTTGGCAAGAGTTTGTATGATACACCTTATTCATTCCAATATCCTGGAGTGAGCTCCAATCATGCAAGAGCCATCCAGCAATGGAAGGGCATGGAGATGTCACAGGCCTATGCAATAGCAAGCCATATGAAAACAACATCAGGGCTCAGACCAAGGAACATAACAACAAGCACAATCACTGATGATTATCTTGAGAGAATTGCCTCTGATCTGGCAACAGTGACAGGATTGCTCTTTGATATCACATTCACTAAAAACACAAAAACATGGCAGTAACAATATACGATGAGCCACAGAAATACAGCTCAGCTGGCAATCCTTTGATGTTCACATTCTCATCAGATGAGACAGGTCAACCTAATTTCTCATTCATTATTGAGGTATATGTGAATGGATCATTGCATTCAACACACCAGGTGTTCAGACAATTCAACACCTTGAGCAAGTTTGATTGTTCTGGTATCTTGTCATCAACATTGTCAAGCCCTTTGATTGTGGATGGCACATTGACAACATTCTATGATTCAGCCATAAATGAATATTACATCATTGTATATGAGAAATATGGTGCAACACCAGCCATTCAAGATGATGCAACAAGCTCAACGCTGTATGCATTCAATGGAGCATTTAGGAATCAAGAATGGATTGACTTTGATTATCTGAATTATAATGCAGATACCAACAGCAATGTCTCTCCAATATTGTTCATGACATCATGGCCAAGAGCCAAGAGATATTATTGTGGCCTTGCTGAGAGAATATTCTTGGGAATCATCTGTGATGACACAGGGATGAATCTCAGAGTCAGAATATACAACAGCTCAGGATCTCAGATTGCAACAGATCTTGTCTCAGTTACCTTGAGCAATTTCATTGTATTTGATGCATCACCATCAACCATCATTGCTAACACAAGCATAACACAGGGCAACTTTGATGCGGCTGCATATTACACAATTGAGGCAAGGCCAACAGGAGGGGGTGCATATTCTGGAGCATCAGAGGCATTCAGAATTGATATTGATCTTGAATGTCACAGATATGATACCAAGAGATTACACTGGCTGAACAAGTTCGGCATGTGGGATTCATTCACATTCACCTTGGTATCTGTTGATTCAACCAATGTTGAGAGCTTTGGATATCAGAGAGAAAGAGGAGTCTGGGACAATACATCATATATTTATCCCACATATCAAGGTGAGAGAGTTACCTTTGCCAAGAGGGCAACAGATCAGCTGATTCTCAACAGTGATTGGATCAGTCAAGAGGTACAGCAATGGCTTGTCAGGAACTTGTATGAATCACCTGTTGTGTATCTTGAGCAAGAGAATGGTACAGAGTTCGAGCCAGTGAACATCACAAACAGCTCATATCAATTCAAGACAAGGAGGAGAGATGGCTTGATTCAAGAGCAGATCACCATTGAGAGGACATATTCATACACATCACAATTGAACTAAATGGCTGGAGAATTATTCATAAATGATAGGCTTGTTGACTTAGATCAGAACATTCCTTTTCCATTGACATTCAATATCAGTGACATCAAAGATCTGAGTGCAAGGAAGGGCAATAAGTCAAAGACAATCACCTTGCCTGGCACAAGGAGAAACTATGAGCTGATGCTCTCTGTATTCACCTTATCAACCATTGACAAGATCTCTGATGATCAGAGTGATTTCATTGATTTTGATCCAAGCATCAAGGCCACAGCAAGATATTATCAGAACGGATTGCTTGAGTTCAATGGAGTTGCTCAGTTGATGGAGTGCAAGCTCAACAATGGAGTTTGGTCATTTGATGTGACTCTTGTGAGTGACACCATTGACTACATCTCCAGGCTTGCCAAGATTAAAGTGAATGAGCTTGGATGGAGTGAATACAACCATGCAATGACATTGTTGAATCAACAGAATTCATGGAGTGGATTGATTGAGATTAATGGCTCTCCAGCATATGTGTACAATTCACCAGACTGGGATGGCCGAGGATATTACTACGGCTTGATTGATTACGGGTACACAAGGCCAACGCCATCCACGTTTGGTGTTGAGCATATTCCTCCTCAGGTATTTGTTTATGAGATCCTTGAGAAGGCCTTTGCATATGCTGGGATTAAATGGTCAAGTGAATTTCTTGAAAGTCAAAGATTCAAGAGATTATTATTGGCATATCCTGGAGGGGATCTCCCAACCATTGATGCATCACAGAGCAACAATGACAGCTCATTCACAACAGAGCAGAATAATGCTGGAGGCACAGTGATCACAGGAACAACACAGAACTATGGCTCTGGAGTTTGGTTTCTAAATGATCTCACTTTATTTGATGATTATGATGGATCAGTCAACCAGGATAATCTTGGACAGATTCAGACAACAGCTCCATTGCAATTTGTTTCAGCCACAGAGGGATTGTTCACAGTCAATTATGTTGGTGATCATGACATCACCTGGACCACAGGAGGTACAGTGATGTATGGCAATTATAAAGTACAATTGATAATATTCAAGAATAATATTGCTATATCAGCTGATTTGATTTATGAGGGAGTTCTGGAGGGCAACTCATCAGGATATTCTTTGACATATACTTTTGATTACTCAAGGCAGATCAACATGTTGATCAATGATACATTGACATTCAGACTTGCATATCAGTTGATTGAGCCACAAGTGATTGGAGGAGCAACAGGATTGCAAGGAATCACAACAGATATTGTGAGCAACACAGCTGATCTGAACATCACCAGAGATACTCAGACATTGAGTGCTGGAGGTACAGTGCAACTGAGTGCATTCCTTCCTGATATGACTTGTGATGTATTCCTCAAGGGATTGATCACAGCATTCAACTTATATATCAAGCCAGCAACAGCCTCTCCTTCATATTTGGAGATTGAGCCATTGGCTGATTTTTACAATGCCTCTGGAGATGCTCTTGATTGGAGTGCATTGGTTGACAGAAGCAAAGAGATTACAGTCACACCAACAATCAATTTTAGTTCAAAGAATTACAAGTTCAATTTTGAGGAGGATGATGATTATTGGAATACAAGATATACTGATGATGTTCAGAAACAATATGGACAATTTTTGGTGCAATCTCAGAGTCAATTTGCTGTGGATGATACAGAATTCAAGTTGCCATTCAGCCAAAAGTTATTGGCAAGGATTCCAGAGGATTCTCCTTCATCATATACTGATCTGATTGTACCAAGAACATTCCAGGTGAAATTCAATGAGGATGGCACCAGCTTGATTGAGAAGAAAAAAGGAAAGCCATTCATTGTGCAACTTGGTGGATTGAGAGCTGGAGATTGGACACATAGAGCAGAGGATGGATCACCAAGTTCAGAGAGTTCATATCCTTATGTGGGCCATCTTGATTCATTGGATTCTCCTTCCTTTGATTTCAATTTTGGTGTGCCTGATTATGTATTCTGGGCCACATCAACATACACAACCAATAATCTGTATATGTATCATGAGAGATTCATAAAGGAGCTTGTGAGCAGATTTGGAAAGCAATTGACATGCTCAGCTATGTTGGCACCAGAGCACATCAATTCTCTTGATTTCAGAAATCTGATCAACATTGATGGTGTTGTGTACAGATTGCAGAAAGTTAGTGATTATGACTCTGGAAAAAACACAAGCACACAAATAGAACTAATTCGCATAATACAAGGAGAGGGAATACAAACAACATCTGTTGTGCCTCCTTATGATCCATTCACAGATCCTCTTGTGAGATTCACAGAGTTATCTGATATTAGGATTACAGAGGATGGTGTGATTAGAGAAATAAATTCATAATATGACTGCAATAGGAAAGATGGCTGGAAATAATGGTACATTTGTTATTAACAATACTGATGAAATATTAATAAAATGCAAAGCAATTTTTATTGCTGAGGATACTATGTTTACAAAGATTACAATTAATGGTGTTGATGTTAAGAATCAATATATTGCTGATAATTCAATTGCTGTAAAGGCTGGAATTATGATTACTCCAAAAGGAGGATATTCATTCAGTTCTGTTCAATTAACTTATGGGCAAGTTTCATTAATATTATGATTGTATTTAAAACTGTTTATTCAATGTATAGAGGATTGATTATAAATATATCAAATATCTTTCAAAGAAAAACAGAGAATAATGAAAATAGAATAACAGAGGATAATCAAAATAGAGACATAGAACATGGGAGTTAAAATTTCAGATTTAACAGCAAAGGGCTCAAAAATTGCAAGCACAGATCTCATTGAAGTATCTGTTGTATCTGGAGGATCTTATATATCAAGAAAAGTAACAGGATCAGAGATTAATGAATTGAGTTTAGATACATCACCACAGCTTGGTGGTAATCTTGATGTGAATGGTTATGGCATAACAAGTGGAGATAGGACTTACACGCTACCAACAGCAGATGGGACAAGTGGTCAAGTATTACAAACCAATGGGAGTGGTGTAATGAGTTGGGCAACAGCTGGAGGTGGCTTAACAGTAGGCATTACGGCAATAACAAGCGGTACAGTTGGACGTATATTATTTGAAGGTAGCGGTAATGTATTGCAACAAGATTCAACTTTATTTTGGGATAATACAAATAAAAGATTAGGAGTAGGTGCAACGCCTTCAACATCAGTAAGACTTGATTTAAGAGCCCAAGGTGCATTATCAACTGATATAGCATTTAGAGTTAGGAATAGTGCTGATACAGCTGATTTAGTATCATTTAGAGGAGATGGTTCTGAATGGATACAATCAGTACCATTTAGACACGCAGGAACATTAACAGGAGGAACAAATGCTGCTCAATCATTATTTATTGGTTATAATTCTGTTGCATTAGGAACATCAGGAACAAGAAGCACTATTGTTGGAACAGGTACAGGTACATCTCCAGCTGGCAATACACAAACAGGAATTGGTTGGGGATTAAATACAGGTGGATGGAGTACATCTATAGCAATAGGAGCTGGAGCAACATTAACATCAAACAATCAATGTGTGATAGGTTCTGAAACATATCCATTTAATGTAATGCAAATTGGGACAGGAGGCTTAGTTCAGTCAGCTGCAAATGTCAATAACATGTTATTATCAGTGGGAGGTGTTGCAAATGGTTTTACATTAAATACTGATTTATCAAGTAAATATTTTAGAATACAATCTCAAGGGGGCTCAGGAACAGGTAATGGAGCTCCTATACAATTTTCAGTTGCTCCATCAGGAACATCAGGCTTTACATCTAATAGCTTTGTAATACCATTAGAAGTAAGAGGAGATGCAGCCGGCTTAAACCATTATCAATTATCAACTCCAAGAGTTCCATCAGCAAGTATTACTAATGGATATATACAATACTCAAATGACATAACAGCAGGTAATGCAGCACCACATTTTAGAACAGAGAATGGTTCTATTGTTAAGTTGTATCAAGAAACAACAGGAGTTTCAGCTGCTACATTTGTTCAGAATAGCACTAATGCTTTATATGAAGATAGTACATTTGATGGATATACAGTTAAGCAAGTAGTAAAAGCATTAAGGAATTTAGGTATCTTAGCATAAAAATTTATATTATGGCAATCTTAATTAAAGCAACAGAAGAAAAAAAGATTACAATCTCAGGAACAGGTATTGAGTTACCAGAGGTTTATGGTAGAATTAGATTCTTGGGTGATTACTCAGGTACTTCTATTGAAGGTGAGGTAGCAACTTTTGCTAACATAGCAACATTTGCAGAAGGTAAAATGCTTTATACTGATGTTCCTATTGGAAGTTATCAAGCTAATCTTGAAGAAGGTGAAGTACAATCTTTGGAGACAGCTCACAAATATGCTAAGATAGCTTATGAGCAACAAGGATATGAAGTAATAATTGATATGGCTTAATGGCAGATAAGCAAGCGGTATTCACGTTAAAAGTTGACACAGGTAACTCTGTTCAAGATGTTCAGAATTTTGATCAGGCTGTTCAGTCATTGAATAAAGATCTCAAAGAGACTCAGACAACAGCCTCTCAACAAACTGGCATGGACCAATTCGAGGCCAAGCTCCAGGAGCTCAATGAGAGACTTGAGGCTGGTGGCTTGAGCATGCGAGACATGACCAAGCTCATGAAGGAATACCAAACCTTGGCAGCACAAGCTGGTCAGACATCACCTGTTGGTCAACAAGCCATTCAGAATGCTGGTGAGCTAAAGGACACCATTGGTGATCTGAGAGCAGCAACAACGGCACTTGCATCAGACACAGTGAAACTGGACACAGCTCTTGCTGGAATTGAGACAGGAGCAGCTGCATTCCAGGGAGTTCAATCAGCCATTGCATTGACAGGTGTGGAATCAGAGGCTTTGGTCCAGACAATGGTCAAGCTCCAGGCAGCTCAAGGATTGGTCAATGCTGTTCAGACAGTTGCCAATAAATTGCAAAAGGATTCAATTTTAATGCTACAATTGAGGAACTTGCAAGAGAAAGGACTTGGCAAGAGTATTCTCCAGAATTCAGTATTTCAGAAAGCTAACAACGCCTCAACAATTGCAGCAACAGCTGTGACAAAGTTGTTTGGAGGAGCTATTAATCAGACATCCATTGGATTCAAGCTATTGAAGGGAGCAATAATTTCAACAGGAATTGGAGCTCTTGTGATGGTGATTGGAACAGTGATCAGCAAGTTGGGTGATTGGATATCATCAGAGAAGGAATTGAAGCAAGCCGCGGAGGCAAGACAGGCAGCATTGGATGCATCAATTCTTGGAATTGAAAGAGAATCAGAGCTGGCTCAAGCAAGAGCAGAATTGCAAGGCAAAAGTCAAGCACAGATCCTGGAGATTCAAAGACAAGGATTGGAGAAAAAAGCAAAAGAGCTTGCAGATGCAGCAAATAATGAGTACAGAATTTATGAAAAGTTATATGCAGATGATTGGGGAGATATAAATGATGAGACCAAGGCAGCATATGACAAGCATGTTGAGCTACAAAAACAACAGAATGAGACTGTGCATCAATTGAATTTGTTGAATGTACAGATACAGAAACAAGCTCAGGATGATGTCAAAGCAAACAGAGATAAAGCTCTTGAGGATGAAAAGAAATCAAATGAACAAGCTGCAAAACTTGCTAAGGAAAGAGCAGATAAAGCTAAGCAACAGAGAAAGGAATTGATTGATATCTTGAGAGCAAGATTTGAGGATCAGATAAAGCTCCAGGACCAATACAATGCTTTGGTATTACAAGTCTCAGCTGATGGTCAAGAGAAAGAGTTGAAACAAGCACAAGAAAATTTCAATAAATTCAAGAGAGATTTTCTTGATGAGAGAATCAAAGATGAAACAAATGCTTTGAATAAGCAATTTGAGAATGGTAAAATTTCTCGTAAAAAATATGAGGAGGATCTTGCCAAGCTCAGAACAAATGCTTTGAATAAATTGACAGTTCAAGAGAAAGCAATTGTCACTGTTGCTGAGACAGCTCTCTTGCAAGAGCAACAAAAAATAAGAGACAAATTTGCAGCGGAGGAGCTTGCAAAACAAGCTGAGCAAGAGGCTAAAAAAATTGAATTGAGAAAGAAGTTTAATCTCTTGATTGCTGATGAATTTGAGAATGAGAGATTGCAAGCTGTTGAGAGTAATCAAGAGCAACTCAAAGATGTTGAGGAGGCATTGAAAGCTGGAGTCATCACACAAGGTGAGGCTCACATTGCCAGGATAAAACTTGCCAATGATCTTGCTGATAAGGAGAAAGAAATCACTGACAAGAAAAATGAATACATAAAGGAGCAAGAAAAAAAAGCAAGAGAGGAGCAGCTCAAAGGGATCACCAAGGTAATTGAAGGAGCTCAGAAAGGATTGGATGGACTTAAGCAAGTGAATGAGCTTGTCAATGAGATTGATCAGGCAAGGCTTAACAGCTTGGCAAAAAACAGAGAGGAGGATCTTGCCAATCTTGATGCTAATCTCCAGGCTCAGCTCAATCAAGAAGGATTGACAGCTGATCAGAGAACAGCCATTGAACAGAAATTTGCACAGCAAAAATACAATGTACAGCTCAAGGCCTTTGAGCAAGAGGAGAAAATTAAGAAAGCACAATTCAACAGAGAGAAGGCTCTCAGATTGGCACAAGTTGGTATTGATACAGCATCAGCAATTGTGAAGGGGATAGCTCAATTTGGTCCTCCTCCAGCACCAGCTGGTATTGCTGCCATTGCATCAGCATCATTGATTGGTATCACACAAGCAATGGCCATCATGAATCAGCAATATCAAGCTGGATCGGCACCATCTCCTCCACAATTAGGAGCTGGAGGCTCAGCTGGTAATTTAACAGGAGCCAGTGCATCAACATTCACAGCCAACACCAATGCTCAGACAACAGATCTGACAACATTAGGACAAGGACAAGGACAGAACATCCCAGTATCTCAGGTTGTTGTGCTTGAATCAGATATCACAGGAACACAGAATAAAGTAAAATTACAAGAGGCTAAGACCTCGTTTTAAGAAATCAACTCCAGCCTTTGAAAGAAAGGCCTCTCCAGTGCTGAAGCATCCATATATTCTCAGGAATTCGGATGCTTTTGTCACATCTGGCCTGTGCAACTTTACATTCTCACCTGGCTGAGCATTGCATTTGTACACATTGAGATATATGCTCTTGATAAAATGGTTGCCATCTTGCCAGTTGATCTGATCAAAGAGCTTGATCAACTTGGCAGAGTTCATCTTGACAGGCTGATGGCATTCGTAGTTGTTGAGAGGGAACTTGTTGTGCATGAGAAACTCAGCTGTATTTCTTGCGGCCTCTTGATAATGCGGAGGATGATTGGCATTGATCTCCAGGATTCCTTTGAAATATGCAATATCAGGGCACCATTTCTCTGATATGTAAAAGTCATCATTCATATACACGAATTCTCCTCCAATGGTCCTGGCAAAAGTCAAGATCCTGTTGGTCACATCAATCCCTCTGATATTATTGTACTGAGTGCATGGTATATTGAGAGCTCCAGGCACAGCATCACCAATGGTGTAAATGATTGCCTCTGGATATACTCTCTTGATCCATGCAATTGATTGCAAGATATCAAAGTGATCAGGGCTCCTCCTGTATGGATATACAAATACCATTGAACAAAGATACATAATATATATATGATGAGAGAATTGCCAGTATATGAGATCATGATTGATCTCCAGGATACAGATACAACAGTGTCATTCAATTCCTTGGTTGTGCATCCAGCACATGAGAAGCTCTTTGACACCTTCTCAAAGCAAAGGAAATATCAATTCAATGATGATGAGCAGATCATCACAGGGATTGCCATCTCAGCGGATACTCCAATATATCGGAGAGAGGATGATACAAATGAGGAGTACTATGTTGTGTTCACACCAAAGGCCATCAAAGACATTGTTTTTGATTATGCCAGGAGAAACAATTTCAACAATGTAAATCTTGAGCATGATGAGACAAGAGTTGTTGATGGTATATACATGGTCATGAGTTATGTGATTGACAATGAGAAAGGATTCACAGCTCCAGAGAGATTCAAGGATGCAACCAATGGCTCATGGCTTGTGAGCTACAAAGTCACTGACAAGGAAGTTTATGAAGCTGCCAAGAATGGAGTGTTCAAAGGATTCTCCATTGAGGGTGTATTCAACTTGATTGAGACAGGCACAACCATGGAGGAGGAGTTCATGGGCCAATTGTACACAGAGCTCAAGAAGGTGAGTGAATATATCATTTTTTTCAATGACTATCCAGATGCTGTTGTGAACAATGCAAGGAGAGGGATTGAGCTAAATGAAAAGAATGGCAACAAGTGTGCAACTCAGACCGGCAAGATCAGAGCACGCCAGTTGTCACAGAGAAAGAATCTCAGCCTGTCAACAATTAGACGCATGTATTCATATCTGTCAAGAGCAGAGGAATACTATGATCCAGAGGATTCAAATGCTTGTGGCACCATCTCCTATCTATTATGGGGAGGGCTTGCTGGCAAGAGATGGGCCGCATCAAAATTGAAACAAGCTGGCATTTTAGAACAATAACACATAATAAATAAACAATAAAATGAATCAAAATTTCAAGAAGGTAATGGATTTGCTATCCGAAATTAAGGGAGCATTCCACAAAAAAGAGGCCTCAAATTTTGAGCAAGCAACTTTGGTTGATGGTGTGACTGTCATTGAGTATGAAGCTCTTGAGGTTGGGATGCCTGTTTTTGTTGTTGCTGATGGTGAGATGATTCCAGCTCCAGAGGGTACACATGCCTTGTCTGGTGAGATGGAAGGAGTCTCAATTGTGGTTGATGCAGAGGGCATCATCACAGAGATCATTGACACAAGAGAGGAAGCTCAATCCGCAGCTGATCCAGGTGATGAGCAAGTTGATACTCCAGAGGCTGAGCCAGTTGCTCAATCAATGAGTGCTGATGATGTTGAGAACATCATTAACGCAAGATTGCAATCATTCTCTCAAGCTGTCGAAGGCTTGGCAGAAATGACAAAGGTCATTGCAGAAAGCAACGCACAACTTGTGAATGAGTTGAGCTCTTTGAAAAGTGAATTCGAGACTTTCAAAGCACAACCATCAGTTGAAACAAGAGAGAATGAGAAATTCTCAAAAGTTGGTAACTTGACAACCAGACAAGCATTTCTATTAAAAAATAAATAAGTAAAACAATGTCACTAAAAAAAATGATCAAAGACAAGTTTGACTATGATGTGTCAGGCTTAGCGGCTTATGTAGATGAGCAAAGAGAGCAGTTGACTGTTCGTGCCGTAACAGAGGCAAAAACATTACAATACATCACAATCCAGGAAGGTATCAAAGGATCTGAGGAGATCAAGTTACTTGATGACTCAATTGTTTACCAAGCTGGTGATTGTTCAATGACTCCATCTGGAGATACAGTATTCACTGATCGTGCAATTGCTGTTGAGACTCTTGGATTCATGAAATCTTTTTGTAACAAGGATCTTGCTGGATTCTGGACACAATTAGGATTGAGACCAGGTGCAATGGCAGAGGACAAAAACTTGCCATTTGAGCAACAAATTATTGACTACCTTTTGAAATTACATTCAAGAGAATTGGATTCATTAATCTGGAAAGGTAATAAAGCAACAGGAACTGGCAACTTACAATGGATGAACGGATTCCGTCAATTCTTAACAACTGGAAATGGTTGTGTGAACTTGAATACATCATCAACAGCATCAATCTCTGCAACAAATGCTTATGATGTTTTTTATGAGTCATTTGAGAACACACCAGCAAACATTGCTGAATCAGCTGATTTCGTATGTTTCACAGGTCGTGAGAACTTTAATTTCTTGATTAAGGATTTAGTTGACCAGAATTTCTTCCATTACTCTCCAGCTGCAATTGCAACTATGGATGAGGTAATTGTACCAGGAACAAACATGAGAGTTGTAAAAGTTAACGGATTGAATGGTCTTGATAATATTTACACAGGTCGTGCATCTGAGTTTGTATTCGGTACTGACTTGAGATCTGACTTTGACAACTTTGAGTTGTGGTATTCTCAAGATGATGATGTTCTTTATTTACGATCTAAATTCAGAGCTGGTGTTCAAGTACCATTCTTGAATCAAATCGGAGTTTGGAACGGAACAGGATCACCTAACTAAAAATAAACAAGGGAGGGGGCAACTCCTCCCTATTGTATAACATTTAATACTTAGAACAGTGAGCTGTAATATGACAACAGGGTACAATGACAGAACATGTACCAATGGAAAAGGAGGAATCAAGAGTGTCATTCTCTTTCCTCTTGGCAATGTAAGTGCATCAACCATCACAAACAATGAGGTAACATCATTGACAGTGACTGGTGAGGTGTTTCAATACAAACTAAAAAGCAACTTGTCAAGCTACACAGCACCAATCCAAGTAAACAAAGACAACGGCACATTGTGGTATACACAAACTCTGACAATGATCTTGGCATCAGACACCAAGGAATTGAGATCAGAGATTCATTTGTTGGCACAAAATGAGGTTGTTTGTATTGTTGAGAAAGCATCAGGAGAATATGTTGCTCTTGGCTTTGGAGAAGGATTGCAGATTGCTGATGGATCAGCATATGGATCAGGAACAGTTAAATCTGATCGCAATGGACATGACCTTGTATTGACAGGAATGGAAAATGATGAGGTGCCAGATGTTGATGCAACTGTTGTTGCAACATTATTGACACAACAATCACCATCAATTTAGTAAGTGAGTTAATAAATAGGTTGAAAGGGAGGGAGTAATCTCTCCCTTTTTTTTAATAACTTAGTTGTATGGAAATAAAAGCAAAACTAATTGGCACAAAGGCATGGAGCCCAGTGTTCAAAAAATGGATGATCATTGAGAGAGGCAAGGAGGATTTATATCTTGCTTCTGGAATTATTGATATCTTTGAAAAGAGAAAACCAAAACTAATAAAAGATGCTAAGGATTCAAAGGAATTCAACATCAACAATGATAGTGACAGTAACGGAGCTGACAACAGTGACTCCAGTTTACTATCTGTTTGAGTTTGAACATCAACAATCATTTGAGAAGGTATATTGCATCCTCCCAAATATCTCAACAAACACTGAGAGATATGATGAATTCACCATTGAGGATGGTGTGGATGTTACCTTTCCATATGATGGATACTATATATACAGAGTTTATCAGCAAACATCATCCAGCAACCTGGATCCAGAGTTATCTGATGGACTTGTTGAGGAGGGCCGAGCTCATGTGTATCAACTTGATTCTCCAGGTACAGAATTTTCGACAAACATAACATTCAACATATATGAGTGATTCAGTTAAAATGACAAGCCTCACATTCAAAAAGGACTATATCAAGCCTGATGAGGAGAAAGATAGGATGCTTGGATTCATTAAATGGGGTAAAAAGAATGACTATCCTTATTTTTTGATTGATCTATACAATGGATCTGCATGGCATCAAGGTATCATCAAGAACAAAACATACTATATTGCTGGAGGAGGCCTTGAGATTGTCTCTGGTAATATGCAACCATTCATTGAGAATAAGTATGCAGAGTTTGATATGAATGAGATTGCAGAGATGCTGGCTCATGATTATGAAATGTTCGGAGGATTCTGTGCAATAGGAACATGGAACAGAGAAGGCTCAAGAGTTGCTGTTTGGGAGCATGTTGATCTTGACTCAATCAGAGTTGATGAGAGTGAAAGAATGTACTATATTAGTGATGATTGGACAGCAATGCAACAAAGTGCTGAGAAAACCAATCTGAGAGCCATTCCAGCCTTGGATATGAACAACAAGAATGGCAAGTTCATTCTTTATTATAAAGATCCAGTTAAAAAAACAAAGAAAGAGAAAGGAGTATATCCAAAGCCTCCATATTATGGTGGGATTACAGCCATTCAGACAGATGTTGACATCTCAAGATTCCACATGCATGAGATTGCAAACTCCTTCAAAGGAGGTACAATGATCAGCTTTGTGGATGGATATCCAGAGACACAGGAAGAGGCTGAGAATATCAAGGCTCAAGTCAAAGGAAGGAGCCAATCTGTTGAGGATGCTGGAGAGATTGTGATCACATTCAGTGACAACAAGGATAAGGCTCCAATAGTTCAGCAATTGAATGGCAATGATCTTGACAAGAGATATGAAACAACTGAGAATTCAGTGCAACAGAATATCCTTGTTGCTCATTCTGTGGTTGCTCCATCATTATTTGGAGTTGCTCCAGATGGATCATTCAATGCAGCTGAGACAGCTGATCTTTTTGAGATCTTTAAAAAGACATATGTTGAGGCAAGGCAAAAGAGACTTGAATGGATGATCAACTATATGGCAGAATTATCTGGATATATTGGCAAGGTGAAGCTGAAGGATGTTGCTCCAATTGGAGTGGCAGAGACTCCATCTCCAGCTGAGGCACCAAGCACAGTTGGGGATATACCATCAAATGAGACACAAGTGGATGTTGCCAAGTCAGCTCTAAATGGAGCACAGATTGCATCATTGATTGATGTGGTTGCTAAAATAAAAGAAGGATTGTTGACATCAGAGAGTGCATTGAGCATTGTCTTGGCATCATTCCCAACAATTGATGAGGCACAAGCTCGCAGAATTGTAGGCTTGCCAACATCAGGAACACAACAGATGTCATCATGCAACCATCAGCATTCATTCTCAGATGATGAGATTGGATACTTTGCACAGCATGGCACACCATCTCATGAGTTTAAAGTATTGGCATCATATCCTATTGTGTGGAATACACCATCAGAGGAAGTGTTCAGCAAGCAAGAGCAGATTTTTGCAACCATTGGAGAGATAAAAGTTGGCCTCAAAGATATTGACAAGAATGTTCTTTCCTTGATTCAGAAAGGTGAGGATGGAGTTGCAATATCACAGGCATTGAATACAACTGTTGAGGAGGTTGCCAAGAGTCTCAAGAGGCTCACTGACTGGGAACTTGTGAGCAAGATGGAAATAACTGAGACAGGATCAACATTGATTGAGGAGGTTGAGGTACCAGCTGAAAGATTCGAGGTTGTGTACACATACAGAGAGATCCCTGGCATTCCTCCAGTGATGACTCAATCAAGAGCTTTCTGTCAACGCTTGATTGGCTTGAATAGAAAGTACACAAGAGAGGAAATCAACACCATCTCAATGAGAGTGGACAGAGATGTCTGGACATACAGAGGAGGATGGTATCACAATCCAGATACTGGAGCCAATACACCTTGGTGTCGTCATGAGTGGGTGCAACAATTAGTAATAAGACAAAGATGAGCACAATGAATTATTTATTATCAGTTGAGAATCTCAAGAAACTTGGCTTGATTCACAACAATACAGATACAAAGCTCCTGGCTGTTGCCATCAAGAGGAGCCAAGACATGCATGTGCAACCAGCATTAGGAACACCATTATACAAGGCCCTATTGAACAGAGTTGAGACATCAACCTGGACACAAGATTACTTGGATCTGATGAATGACTATGTTGTGCCATGCCTTGTGGCCTTTGTTGATTACAGATGTGCCTTGTTGCTCAATGAGAAGTTGACCAATAAAGCTGTTGGCCGAGTGCAAGATGAGAATCTCCAGCCAAATTCAGACAGTGAACAGGCAGCATTCAGAGATCAGCTGAGAAAGGATGCATTTTTTTACAAGGAGAGATTGATTGGATATCTGATGGATGATCAAGGAGTGAAATATCCTGAGTACATTGAAGGATGTGAGGACCTTACTTGCAATGAGAATGTCAAGAAAGACAGATCTGGATACAAACCAATCAACTGGCAGATATGAAAGACATCAGAATCAGCAAGAAAAACATTGAGAAATTAAAGAAATATCTGGAGAATGGAAAAAACATTAAACCAGCTCATGAGAGAGCTGGAAATAATAGCAACAGAGCACAGGCAAATAAATGAATTCTTTCAAGGAGATTTCCTTGATGCTGTGAGCAGAGATGCTGTGGAATATCCATTGATGGTTGTGACCTTGCAACCTGGCTCCATGTCATCAAGATCAGTCAATGTGAGTCTGATTATCACCATATGTGACAAGTATGATCTCCAGGAGTACAGGCAGATCAATGAGATACATTCAGATTGCTTGAGCATCTGCAATGACTTGAGATTGACATTCCAGCAAGATAGATGGACAGATTTCATGGATGTAAATGGAGATATCCAGACACAACCATTCATCAACAGAGGTCCTGATGTGACAGCTGGATGGACCATGGTTGTGAATGCAAGCATCTTTGATGATGGCAACTGGTGTGCAATACCATATGATCAGTATGACTTTGAGAATGGAGGAGCTCCAGCTGATAATTGTGGGGATCTGACAACAACATACCAGGTGTATGTGAATGGTGTACTTGAGAATACATTCACACAGTCAACAACAACCAATAATACAATTAATATCAACTTATAATGGCAACAACAACAATAAATGTGACAGCAATCAATGGGCTCTTTGCTCAGACAGCAAGCAGTACAGCCATAACAAATACAACAACAGAAACAACATTGATTGGATCTGGAGTGGGATCTCTGTCAATACCAGCTGATGGCTTTGAGGTTGGTGATTCATTCCATGCCAAGCTGATTGGACACATATCTTGCAACTCATCAGCAACAGTGAGACTGAGAATCAAAACAGGATCTGTTGTCTTGGCAGATACTGGAGTGATATCATTGGCAACATCAACCAACAAACACTGGGAAATCAATGTGTATTTCACCATCAGAGCCATTGGAGGAGCTGGTGTGGCATCCATTGCATCAGGAGGGATATTCTCATATGTTAAAAATGCTGGGACAGCCTTTGAAGGTAGCAACTTTTTGTTGATTAATAACACTGATTTTGATACCACAGTGAGCAACACATTGAATGTCACAGCTGAATGGGGCACAGCCAGTGGAAGTGATTCAATTTATTCTGATATATTTACACTTAATAAAACATATTGATGGCTTTCAACTGGAATAAGATAACAGGGGATACAAAGCAATTCATAAAGACACCATTAGCAGTGATCATGCTCTTGGTATTAATGGCCCTTGGATGGAGCACAAGATTGCTCCTCAAAGCAAAGGATGATGAATTGCACAATCAGGAGTTGAGGATACAGGATTGTGATGATGAGAGGAAAGCTGATAAAAAATTAATGCAAGAGATTCTCTTTCAACAACAACTAAACGACAAACTCAAAAAAGATGGAAAGTAAAGTTCTAATTTTTGCCACAATTCTTGGTGCTGGTGGCTTGGTATTCACCATGATCCCAGAGGACAAATATAAAAAGAAGCCAAAGGACAAGATCACAATTGAATCAGAGAAGTATCTTGAGGATCTCAAGCATGAGAATGAGGTCCTTGTTGATTCAATAAAAAAGAGTAAATTAGCAAAAAGAAAACGTAAATAATGCTAACAACAGCACAAGCCATCAAGAAATATGGCACACCAAACGAGACTGGAGCTGGTTATTTAGTGACCTTGACATTGCCATATCCAATGAGATTGGCATGGGATACTGATGAGACAGTCACCAGGATGAGATGTCACAAGCTGGTTGCTGCCAAGTTTGAAGCTGTATTCAAGGAATTGCTTGACACATAC